ACTTAAAAAATACATTTTCAAAGTTTCTAAAACAAAAAGAAATACCAAATCTTCTTCTCTCTGGTACAGCAGGTACGGGCAAAACAACAGTTGCTCGTGCCTTATGTGAAGAATTAGGTTGTGATTACATTATCATCAATGGTTCAGACGAAGGTCGACATATTGATACTTTAAGAACTACAATCAAAAACTTTGCGTCTACCGTATCGTTAGAAGAATCTACAAATCATAAAGTTGTTATTATAGACGAGGCAGATTATATGAATGCTGATAGTGTTCAACCTGCATTAAGAAACTTTATTGAAACATTTTACAAGAACTGTAGATTTATATTTACTTGTAACTTTAAAAACAAAATCATACCTGCCTTACATAGTCGTTGTACTGTAATTGATTTTCGTATTACAAATGGTCAAAAAGTAAAAACTGCTACTGCATTTTTAGAAAGACTAGGTGAAATACTTAAAACAGAAAACATAGAGTTTGATAAAAAAGTATTGGCTGAGCTGATACAAAGACATTATCCAGACTTTAGAAGAACAATTAACGAACTACAAAGATATTCTGTAAGAGGTAAAATTGATAGTGGTATACTTGTTTCTTTATCTGAAATCAATAATAAAGAGTTGATTAAGATGTTAAAAGAAAAAAGATTTGGTGATATGAGAAAATGGGTTATTCAAAACCTTGACAAAGATCCATCATCATTGTTTAGTAGTATCTACGATATTCTATACAAACATCTACAACCACAATCTATACCTGCGGCCGTGTTAACGATTGCTGACTATCAATATAAATCCGCCTTCGTGGCAGACCATGAGATAAATATGGTTGCGTGTTTGACACAAATCATGGCAGAATGTAAATTTAAGTAGAGGGAGTAATGGCAAGACGAACATTTTTTAGAACTTTGATAGTGAAGTTAAGAATGTGGTACGCTGATATACGAGGACATCACGGTAAAAGATGGGATTATGAACCTGGTGATTGGTATATGGGTAGACACAATAAGAAAAAATAATGATTGAATATAAATTATCGGATTATTTAAATGCGATTAACTGGACAAAAGTTAATTTGCTTGATGGTGATGACTTGACTTGGGAGAAAAAGTTCCCTCCTTATATCATAAATCGTTGTCTTTCTCAACACGTTGATAGTATTATGATGGCAAATGAGATGAATATACATCATGGCCTGGGTAAACGGCTACAGTTTCATTTTCTACTAAATAGTATAAGAAAAAGAAAACGATTTGGTGGCAAGTGGACAACCACTGCTAAATCGAAAAATTTAGAGTATGTAAAACAATATTATGGTTATAGCAACGAAAAAGCAAAAGTAGCCCTAGACATACTGAATAAAACACAATTAAACTTTATCAAAGAGAGATTAGATAAAGGTGGGAGAAGAAAATGAGTGAAGAAAGTTTTAATTGGTCGCCTGAGCAAATGTTAGAGGTTACTCTAAAACAGCCAGATGATTTTTTGAAGATTAGGGAAACTTTGTCCCGAATAGGTGTTGCAAGTAGGAAAGATAAAACATTATTTCAATCTTGTCACATACTACACAAACAAGGAAAATATTACATAGTACATTTTAAAGAGTTGTTTGCTTTAGATGGCAAAAAAGCAACTTTAGTTGAAAATGATGTACAAAGAAGAAATACAATATCAGTTTTATTACAAGATTGGAATTTATTGACGATTGTAAATCCATCAGCCGCTGAAAACAAAGCACCATTATCACAAATTAAGATAATTGCTTTTAAAGAAAAAGGTGAATGGAATCTACAAGCAAAATATAATATTGGCAAAAAACAAACTACTGAAGAATCAAAAACTGAATAGGAGTATATAATGATTAGATTATACAGACTCACCACAGGTGAGGACGTGATTGGTGCACCAGTTGAAGAAGACACAACTGAATTACAACAAGCAATTAAAAAACCATTTGTCTTAATTCCAATGCAAGGTCAACCAGGACAACCAATGCAAATTGGGTTTCATCCTTACATACCTTACACAAAAGACGAAGTTATTAAAATAAAAAAATCAAATATTATAACAGAAACAAATCCAGATACATCATTACTGGATGCTTACGAAAAAAACACAAGTTCCATTGTTACACCTAAAAGTAAAATTATTACCTAAGGTTGACAATCTAACATTTTTCTGTTATAATACTATATGAATTTGGCGAGCACTTTTTATACAAACGTAGTTGAGCATAAAGGTAAATTACTTATTCGAGGTGTCGCTAATGGTCAATCATATTTAAGTCGAATCAATTATAGTCCTAAACTTTATTTACCTACAAAAGAAAAAACTAATTACAAGACACTAGACGGCACGTATTTAAAACCTAAAAGATTTGATTCCATTTCAAAGGCAAAACATTTTTATAGTGAATATAACGGCATACCTGAATATAAAATCTATGGTATGAACCGTTACAATTATCAGTATATTGCTGACGAATACAAAGATGATATGCGATGGAATAAAGACTATATCAAGTTATTCACACTTGATATAGAAACCGAGTGTGAGAACGGCTTTCCCGATCCTGATACTGCAAAAGAAACGATTATCTGTATTACTGTAAAAAATCATAGTAATAAACAGATATTGACATGGGGTACTGGTGACTTTATATCGAAGAAAGCAAATGTAACTTATGTTAAATGTCAAAACGAAAAACATCTATTATTAGAGTTTCTTAAATTCTGGTGTAAAAATCATCCTGATATTGTTACAGGTTGGAATGTAAAATTTTTTGATATACCTTATCTTATGAATCGAATGAGATTTATATTTGATAATGATACTATCAATAAAATGTCGCCATGGAATTATGTCAATGCTGATAGAGTACAAATGGGAAATAAGAACTCACAGTTTTGGAATATACTTGGCGTTTCTGTTTTAGATTATTTTGATTTATATAAAAAGTTTACATACGTTAGGCAAGAAAGTTACAAACTAAACTATATTGCTAAAGTAGAACTTGGCGAACAAAAGTTAGATAATCCATATGAAACATTTAAAGATTTCTATACAAAAGATTATCAAAGATTTGTAGAATATAATATCCAAGATGTCGAATTAGTTGATAGACTTGAAGACAAAATGAAATTGATTGAATTGTGTTTAACTATGGCCTATGACTATAAAGTAAATTATACAGATGTATATTCACAAGTACGTTGTTGGGATACTTTAATCTATAATCATCTACTTAAAAAGAATATTATTATTCCGCCAAGAGAAGACCATGAAAAAGATACTCAATATGAAGGTGCATATGTAAAAGATCCGCAACTTGGTTTACATGAATGGATTGTATCGTTTGACCTTAACTCACTTTATCCACATTTAATTATGCAATACAATATAAGTCCTGAAACGTTTGTTGGTGTTGAACCAAAGGCAGTTGGTGTAGAAAACTTTTTAGATGAAAGATTAAATCTCAAATGGGCAAAAGATAAAAATGTTACAATTGCACCAAACGGTGCTATGTTTAAAAGAGATAAACAAGGTTTTCTTGCTGAACTGATGGAGAAGATGTACACCGAACGAGTTGTATTTAAAAAGAAGGCAATTGAAGCAAAAAAAGAATTTCAAAAGACAAAAGATCCAATCTACTCAAATGAGATTTCTCGTTGTCATAATATACAAATGGCTAAAAAGATTTCTCTAAACTCTGCCTATGGTGCAATTGGTAATCAATACTTTAGATACTTTGATGTAAAACAGGCAGAAGCAATTACATTAGGTGGTCAGTTATCTATTCGTTGGGTTGAAAGAGATGTCAATAGATTTATGAACAAGATTTTAAATACCAATAATGTAAATTATGTTGTTGCGTCAGATACAGATTCAATTTATTTAAGATTAGACAAACTTGTAGAAAAGGTTTGTAAAGATAAAACAGTAAATCAAATAGTAGATTTTTTAGACAAGGCCGCAAGAGATAAAATACAAAAAGTAATTGACGATAGTTTTGAAAATCTTGCTAAGTATGTAAATGCTTATCAACAAAAAATGATTATGAAACGAGAAGCAATTGCTAACAAAGGCATATGGGTTGCTAAAAAAAGATATATGATGAATGTATTTGATGAAGAAGGCGTCCGATATGATGTACCTAAACTAAAGATTATGGGTGTTGAAGCAGTTAAATCATCTACACCTGAAGTTTGTCGTGGTAAAATTAAAGACGCTATTCGTGTAATTATGAATGATACTGAAGACAATCTTATTAAGTTTGTAAGTGATTTTAAAGAAGTATTTAAAACATTATCACCTGAAGAAGTTGCTTTTCCTAGGTCTTGTAATAATTTAAACAGATATATTGATTCATCACAAATTTATAAGAAAGGTACACCTATTCATGTAAAAGGTGCTTTGATTTATAATCACTACATATATAAACATAAACTTGAAAGAAAATATCCTTTAATTAAAGATGGTGATAAAATTAAATTCTTAATGTTAAAAATGCCAAACACAGTTAAAGATACTGTTATATCTTTTTCTACAAAAATACCATATGAATTTAATTTACATAAGTATGTTGATTACGATATGCAATTTGAAAAAACATTTACTGATCCACTAAAGTTTATATTAGATTCAATTGGTTGGAAA